CGGATCAACAGAGGCGCTAAATAGCGTTATGGTATTAGCCGGAAAAGGATCCAAAGACTTTACAGAGGCTTTAGGATTAATGGGCGACGCAACAGGAGCGACGCAAGCAGCATACGAAAAAATGCTAACGCCTGCCGAAAGAATGAATATATCAATTACGAAAGTTAAAAACTCATTGATCCAATTCGGAGCAGCACTAACGCCGGTTTTTAATAAGTTTGCAGACATAATAGGAGCAATAGGCGACAGGCTAAACAACCTAAGCGAAGGGCAAGTAAATGCAATTGTAAAATTTGCTGCAGTAGCGGCAGCGGTGGGACCTGCAATGTTGATATTTGGAAAAACGGTTATGCTCATAGGAGGAGTAACAAGAGAGTTTGGATCCATGTTTAAAACTATAGCAAATTTCAAAGGGATAGTAGGAACAATTACAAGCCCTGCAGGAATAGTTATAGGGGTTCTAGCAGCCATAGCGATAGCAGCTTTTTTAATTATAAAGAATTGGGACAAGGTAAAAGTATTTTTGGATAAAGTTGGCGGTTGGTTTAAAGCGGCATTTGAAAAATCGGGTTTTACGGTAGAACGGTTCAAAGAAAAGTTTTCAACAGTAGCAACGACGCTAAGCAGTATATTTGGAAAGATAAGCGGATATATCAAAAGTTTTGCAGGGTTATTCAATTCTAAGATCAGAAATGAGATCGTAGAAAGAATGCCACAGATCAAAGCAGCTTTTGAAGGCACAGTAAAAGGAGCGCTAATTGTATTTGATGCCTTGCTAAGCGTAGTGGAAAGCGGAGCAAAAAAATTCAACAATTTCCTAACGATTGTAGAAAAAGCATTCAAAAACAACGTAATTAAAGATTGGTGCGAAGAAAATCGAACGGCGTTAGAAATAGCAGGCGTAGCAGTAGGGACGATCACAGCGCTAGTTATTGCATACAACGCAAGCGCTATAGCGTCGGCGGCGGCATCAGGAGCACAAACGGCAGCGATTTACGCAATGTACGCAGCGGACAATATAGCAGCGATAGGAATAGGAGCGAAAAGCGCAGCGACTACAATTTGGACGACAGTAGCAGGGATTGCAACAACGGCAACAAGCGGATTGGCTGCAGCGGTAACGTTTTTAACAAGTCCGATCGCATTGATTATAATCGGAATTGGAGCGGCAATAGCGGTAGGCGTTCTTCTTTATAGAAATTGGGACAAAATAAAAGCTAAAGCGATAGAACTAGGAAACAAAATACAAGGAAGTTTCAAAGCGGTTTTATCATTTATGAAAAATTGGGGCAAATCGGTATCGGACGCAGTAAAAAACGCCATAGGAAATATGGTAGCCGGAACGCTATCGAAGTTAAACCAATTCAAAACAGTGTTTACGTCAGCGTTCAATAAAGCGGTTGAAGCATTCCCACCACTTAGAATAGCTTTTGAAATGGCAAAGGGTTACATTGCAAGCTCAATAGACACAATCAAAGGTGTAATAGAAGGACTAAAAACGGTATTCAACGGCATCACAACGTTTATTTCGGGTGTGTTTACCGGTAATTGGTCGAAGGCATGGGAAGGAATAAAAACGATCTTTAAAGGAATTTTCGACAGTTTCGCAGCATTGGCAAAAGCGCCAATAAATGCGGTGATCGGAATAATCAACGGCGCTATAAGCGGCATTAATAAACTGGATATAAAAATTCCGGATTGGGTGCCAATGATCGGCGGAAAAGGATTTGATTTAAACATTCCTACTATACCGATGCTTTATAAAGGAACGAGCAATTGGCAAGGCGGAACGGCAGTAATACACGACAGAGGCGGAGAAATAGTGGATCTGCCTAAAGGTTCGAGGGTATACCCTCACGACAAATCAGTTGCTATGGCAAGAAAAGAAGGTGCGGCGACAGCTGCAGGAGCAATAACGATCACGATCCAAAAGTTAGCGGACAAAATAGAAGTGCGCAGCGACGAGGATATAGATCGCATAGCAGAGGCGCTAGCGTTAAAACTGAAAAAAGTTGCATTAAACACAGGAACAGTTTAAAGGAGGCGGTATAATTGGAAATATGGTTAAAACAAAACGAAAATAGCTTTAGATTTGCGGTTATACCGGCAGAATATGAATTGTCGAGCACAAGCAACAACACGCCGGTCAATATAAATGCGCTAGGGGAAATCAATTTACTAGGCAAGAGAAATCTTAAAACGGTTTCTCTTGCTTCATTTTTTCCAAAACAAAATTATTATTTTTGCCAGTATTCAGATTTTCCAACGCCAATGGAGAGCGTAAAAATCATTGAAGAAATGAAAAACAAAGGCGTATTGAGGCTAACAATGACAGGAACGCCGGTAAACATGGAATGCACAATAGAGAGTTTCGCATGGGGCGAAAACGACGGAACGAAAGATATTAATTTCACGATAGAATTTAAAGAGTACAGAAAAGTAAAGGTTACGACGGACAACAAAAGAGAAACGGTAGCAAAAAAAATTACACCTGCAGCAACAAGCAGAGCAGCAAAGGCAGTTGAAAGCGCAATGTACACAGTTGTAAAGGGTGATACGTTGTGCAAAATAGCGAAGAAAACAACAGGGAATAGCGCCAATTGGCAAGCTATATACAATCAAAATAAAAATTCGATAGGCGGAAACCCGAATAAAATATACGCAGGGCAAAAGTTGGTGATTACCGTATGATCGTAAAATGGTTAAAGATAAAAAACGGAGTGGCGCAATCTATGGATATAACAGAGGTTGTAGCGTCGGTAGCGTGGGCAGGATCGACAACGCAAGCGGCTAGAACGGCGGAAGTTTCGATAGCAAATGCGCCGGACGATGAAGCAATAGAAAAATTAAAATTGAACATAGCTGCAGGCGACGTTATAAAGCTGATAGAAAACGGAAGCACAATATTTTACGGAGAAGTACAGACAAAAGAAAAAAAGAGCGAAACAGGCACTATAATTTACAGTTGCACAGATCTATTAGCGCACATGCTTAGGAGTACAGCGGTATATAATTTTCAAAACACAACACCGGAAGAGATCACAAGAAAGGTATGTGCAGACCTCAAAATAAAAACAGGATCCATAGCAGAAAGCAAGGCGACAATTAAAAAAATGATTATAGACGGCAGCACGATTTACGACATAATAATGATGGCGTATACAAAAGCGTCAAGGCAAACAGGGAAATTATATATATGCAGAATGAATGGATCCGAATTATCCGTAGAGGTAAAAGGTTCTAAGGTGGAAAACTTCATTTTGGCAGAGGGTTATAACATAACAAACGCTGCCTATCAAGAAACAATAGAAAATATGGTTAATGTGGTTAAGATTTTCGACGACGCAGGAAAGCAAATAGGCGAGGTAAAAAATGCCGATTGGATAGCAAACTACGGAATATATCAACAAATATACAAAAAAGAAAGCGGCGTAAATGAAACTGCAGCAGCGAATAATCTATTGGTTGGCGTTGAAAAGAAAGTAACATTAGACGGAATAAACGGAAAATTAAATTGCATCGCAGGAAATGGCGTAGAGGTATACGACAAAGCAACAGGGTTAAACGGCTTATTTTGGATAGAAAACGATAGCCATACATGGGAAAACGGAACGCACATTATGAGCCTAGAACTTAACTTTAAAAATGTAATGGACAGCAAAGAATACACCGAAAACTAAGGAAGGAGGCTATCAATGAACCCTTACGAAGAGATATTGAAAGTAATGAGAAAAGAAGGCGGAAAAGACAACACGCCGCCGATCCAAATAGGAATTATGGAAAGCGAAACAGTATGCGCCATAGGGAAATTGAAATTAAGCGGAAACGATTTATTGATAGCCGAGCACCTAAAAACAGGCTACCATTATGCGGTTGACGAATACACGCCATCGAAAAAAGATAATAGTACGTTCATCGGAGCGCTGAAAAAAGGTGATAAAGTAGCGGTATACAGAGTAAGCGACGAACTGTATATTATTTTAGAAAGGTTGGTGTAAAAAAATGAACCTATTCCCTACGTACATAGAGGAAAGCGCAGAAACAACGGCGGAAAATGCGAAGGTGCCGAAAGAATACGAAGTAGACTTAGAAACAGGGCAGCTAACAGGAAGAATAGTCGAAGGCTTGGAGGCTATTAAAATATGGATTTGGTTAACACTGCAAACGGCGAGATACAGGTATCATATTTATTCATGGGACTACGGCAACGAGTTTGAGGAATTAATAGGCAAAGGCTATACGGAAGAGTATTTAGAAACAGAGGCTAAACGAATGACGGAAGATTGTCTATTGATTAATGAGAATATAAAAAGCGTGTCGGATTTTTCTTTAAATGTGGAAAATGAAAAGCTGCAGATAAGTTTTACAGCGAACACGATTTACGGAGATATAAAAATGAATAGCATTAAGATCTAAAGGAGGTACGGCGATGTTTGAGGACAAAACACAAAACAACATAATGAAAGATCTATTAGATACCGTTGACAGCGATATAAGCAAAGAAGAGGGCACGCTAATAAATCACTCGTTCGCAGGAGCGGCGACAGAATTTGAACAAGCCTACATCAATTTAGGCTTAATTGATAAAAACGGATATGCGGAAACTGCAGACAGAGAGCATTTAATTTTAAGAGGGAAAGAAAGAGGGATCCTGCCACTCGAAAAAACTAATGCAATATGGAAAGCGCAATTTAACGTAGAAATAGAAATAGGCGCTAGGTTTTCTGCAGGTGAATTGACATATATATGCACAGAGGAAACAGAGGATCAAGCCTATAGGTTAATGTGCGAACAGGCAGGCATTATAGGCAATACGAAAAAAGGCGATTTAACACCGATTGAGTTTATCGCAGGATATGAAACAGGCGAATTAACAGAACTATTAACGCCTGCAAGGGACGACGAAGAAACAGAAGTGTATAGGGCAAGATACTTGTCAATAGTGGGAGCAGCGCAAGCGTTCGGAGGAAACAGAGCACAATATAAAAGCATAATGCACGACATAGAAGGCGTGGGAGCCTGTAAGGTATATAGAGTAACAAAAGACGAAAACAGAATTAAAATATACTTCTTAGATAGCGCATACAGCACACCTAACGACACGCTAGTATCGGACGTACAAGAAATCATAGATCCGATAGGAAAGCAAGGAGAGGGCGAGGGGAAGGCTACAATATACCATATAGTAGACATTTACCCATGTGCAGCAACGACGATCGACATAGCAGCAAACGTAATGCTAGACACCGGTTACGTGTGGGAAGATTTATTACCGATGATCCAAACGAAGTTAGACGATTATTATTTAGAGTTAACGAAAACTTGGGAGGGT